CGGCTTCACAACCTTTTGCTTTCTCGGTCCCTGATCCTTAGAGTTCTTCGGCCTCCCGTCTTCTGGGCGTCCAACCGGCTTTTGCTGTTTCTGCTGTATTTGAAAATCTCTTTCTTCTTTTTCTTTTCTCTCCTGTTCCGCTTTATCAAACTTAGGTCTATTTTTCGGAACTGTTAGCGCATTATCCCCCGCCTCATCTGAAGGAACCAGACCTAGCTCGTGAGGAGCCATCGTGTCCTTTGTAAGGGCAATCTTCTCAAGATCGTTCCTATGCTGCGGGTTATGGTATGGTCCTGCTTTCGGAGGCATTTTTTGGTTTTCTCTGGTTTTATGTTCTCTATTAATCCTAATTCTTTCAATGTCTGGAATTTCTCCAAATCTTTCTTGAAGTGTCTCGGCACTGATTATGTCTCTGTCGGCAAGCTGAACCAGAAGATTCTTCTCTGCTGCCTCGTCAGATAAAATCATTTGATCAAAGTGGACTTTAGCCGGAAATCTAAAGCCCATCGCTCTCTGTACGATTTCCACCTCTTTATTCCAAAAACTGAGGAGAACACTTCTCCCGTATTGCAGTCTTTCCACAAGCGTCTTTAGAGAGATAAAGTTGTTTGTAAAGCCTCCTCCATTACCGGCCAGCCCTGTAAGAGTTGGAGGTATTCCAAGTCCCGCATAAACACTGTTAAGAACTGGTTCATATTTCTGCGAGCCTAGAAATTTAAAAACCTGACTATTAGATTCTTTGAAATCAAGCTCTGGCCCCCACACGAGATCCATAGTTCCGCCACCAACATTACCAGCCAAGATGTTTCTAAGTTTGTTGATTGCAGTTTTGGTGGGTAGAATCTTATTGTCCAGATCGCCCAACTTCCACAGACGAATGTTAGAAATGGCGCCATCAAGAGCAGCCATATCCGCCAGTTTCATCTTTTCCAGCATGACAACGTCATCCAGAATTGCATAAATCATTGGCTTTGCCCAAACCAGCCAATCGTCTTTTTTGTAAAAGAAAACAGAAGTCTTTTCCGGGTCTAACGGGATAGACTTCTTACCCTTCCTGATAGCATCCGCAAGATCTGGAGGCAGGGCTTTCATTATCTGCTTATGTTCTGGGTCATGACTCTTGGTCGCAAGATTTTTTATTAAATCAGAAATCTTTAACTTATACTTTGTGCTACCCGCAAAAACTCCTAGCTCGCCACCAATGGCATCAACAGAGAGAGGATTTAGCAAGTCATATTGCCAAGGTATTTCTCTTCTGAACACCTTAATATCTTCTATGACCATGTCTGGAGAAGCGGAGATCTTCTTAAATTTATCCTCGGTACTCTTGTTTATTCTGGCCGTTCTTCTTTTGACAACTACGTTACCACACCTGTAAAGAGTATTTAGAAATCTTTCAGACCTCTGCACCCCACCAACTTTCTCAAACCATCTCTTATAAAACTTCTCGATCTTTTTGTTGGGATGAACCAGCGTTACTCCCTGACACGAAAAGTCTCCCATAAGATCAATTACGTTTTTTATTATTCCCACTTTATCATAAGCATTCATGCACATCCGCATAATGTCTTTTTGCTTACGAGGAATAGCCTCATGTCTTCTGAAGCGATAGTAGTCATCTTTAACAAAATCACTTCTGACAGAACGGTTAGGCTCTATATCTAGAAATGACCTGTGAGACGCGGTGGACATCATTATGCCATCGTAAGCCTCTACTGCATCGGAGGAGGCGTCCAAAGCGTTGGCCTTTTCAGCATCGCTTGACCAAGTTACGAAGGCGGGTTCTGCTTTGTGGTCTTGTATGGGATCTGTCATTTATATTGATTCCTAAACTAATGGGACTGTCAATTGGATTCATCTATAATATCATACACCATTTTTCTCGCCTTCCATAATGAGAGCGCCAAACATACCCACAGAACAAACATTACTATGAATGGTTTTGCATTCGGGTATGTCATAGGTTATGCCGACAAATTTTCCGCCGTACTTTTTTTGAAGTTTCTTGGCTTCAATCAGTTGTAGCGGATTTTTCCATCCTGAACCGCTCCATTCATAAGGATGGTCAAAACCTCCTGTCTGTGGCATTAATGAGATACCGGTTATTATTGTTGGGCTTGTTTCACCCCTAAGCTCCAATATTTGTTGTATCCACCATTCCATCTTGTTCACATTAGACCAAGAGTAAAATACGTCTGGAACTACGTCCCGATTTTCTTGCAAGTATTGTATTGCGTCCCCATGTTCTACTACAGCATCGCACTCATATTCCCTCTCTTTTGCAATCATTGCGGGTTCTTCATTAAACTCTACACTTACAACCTTGCTAGCGTATTTTGAGAACTCGTATAGAACATCTCCTTCATGACAGCCGATCTCAAACACAGACTTTCCATTTATATGTTCTTTGAGTTCTTCCGCAAAAGCTTTTGACCTAGTCTTATTAGTCTCTTTATCAAACTTCCATATATCGCCAGTCATCTTGTCAACTCTTTTTTGATATTTATCTCTAAGATCATTAATATTTCTAATAGACATCGCCTATCCCTTCGGTAAACCAAGCGGGACCAATATAGTCTGGCCCAGCCTCTTTCTCTGCCTTCATCTGTTCTGCAAAACCACCTAGAGTCTCATATGTTATAGGTGCTGGAGTTCTCTGTATTGTTCTTGCCGCCATGTTAGCCATCAACAAAGAACTATACCTGTCCTTTCTCAGTCGATCTTTTCTTCCACCGGGAATCTTTATTTCAGGAGTGTCCCACTTATCTCGCCCTGAAGGGGTCTGAGTAATGATTATCATAGAAAGCTCATTCTTAAGCTCCTCTATCTCCATTACACAGTCCTCTAAAGTGTCCATCTTTCTTTTTACTACATTATCATCTATTGATGCAAGACCTAAACTGATGGCATCAAAGAAGGGAAAAATTAACACCTTATCTTCAAAGTCTTTTCTCATACCGTGATTAGATTGCCCCAGCCACTCTGAATTCGCAAACTGACACATCTCTAGAATATGCAGACCGGCGTTACCGTCTGTGTCCTTTTCCTTATCCTCTTCTATTATCGGCCAAATGGGAAGCTCACCCTGTCGTATCTTGTCTTTGTCATGAAGAGCCTCCATTACCGCTATTCCACCCCCCTGAGCGTCCATGGCAACCCTTTCACACGGGAAGACACCCATCAGGTCTCTGATCTTTCTCGCACAGTAAGAATAAAAGTCTGTCTCGCTGACAAGACCCATCTTAACCTTTTCTTTATGCTCTCCTCTTGTTGTGGTCCAACAATGAACAATACGTCTATGTTCTGGGCGTAGCTCTACCACGGTAATACTAAAGTTATCAACTTCCGATGCGGGGTCTACACCAAATACATATTTAAGATTTGGNNTNCCTTTTAGTACAGGTTTAAAATCCGCCTCTCCGCTGGGGAACTTTATGCGATTTTCATTCGACACAACACAGGACTCTATCAGGCTTCTTTTGAAAAACCCTTGGCTGTCTGTGGTGAAACATGCCCCAAATTCCATTTGATAGATACCGGAATGAACGGTCGCTCTAGATCTGGCTACCTGAGCGGCATCTAAAAACCCTTCTGGCAGAAGCTCAAACGGTATCCTAATTATGCTGTACTGCTTCCAATCAAATCCGTCTGGTATATCTTCTGATCCAAAGATCTCCCCAATTTTCTTAGGCTCGCCCTTACTAGAAATTATGGACTTCCACCTTTTCCAGTACTCCGCAAAGTGGTTGAAGTCATAGTATGCCGTACCAGACAGAACGATCTGGTTTGCAGACACCTCTGACATTTCCTCACCTTCAAACTTTTTGCCGAGTTCCTTCGCCTTCTTCTTAGCCGCCATCATTTTTACGTTTTCTACGGGAGTGGCTGTAACGGCAGCAAAACCGGCAACTACGTTCTCAAAAATCTCTCTAGGTACAGACGCGAACTCGTCGGTAATAATGTCGTTGGCTCGTTGACCTCTAATCTTAGTACCATCCCCTAATGGTAGGCATGTGACTGTGCTGTCATTTATTGTCATGCGGCACATGTCAACGTCACGTCTTGGTCCGCTGTTTGCCGAAACCATGTCTCGTAATATAGGAGCATTTTCCCATATCGTATTCATATACTCAAAGAGAACCTTTGATTGTCTAAAAGCCGCACCAACGATGATTATTTTTCGTCTAGGTAGAAAAAAAGCGCGAAGCATGGCGTATAAAGATAATATAAAGGATTTGCCAAGTCCGCGCGACCCGATAAGCATCGGGAATTTTCTATACCACATCTCTTTAAGTATTAAAGCTTGAACTGGGAGAAGATCTATATTGAATATCTGTTTGCATGCAAAGCTAAAATATTCCGGCTCCATCATTAGCCAAGCTAGTCGTATATGAAACTCTTCTGGATCGTCTTCCGATATAAAATGAACCGGATTAAATAAGTCTTTTTCATTTACATCGATATTGAGCCAAGCATCATCCAATATCGATTTAACCTTGTTATTCATTTAGACCTCTAGAATTTTCTCAAATATCTCGACGGCTTTTTCTTCAGCAGAATGACGGTTCTCACAGAAGATGATTTCTACGCCATACTTCTCTTCGTAGTCATGCAGTTTTTTACGCATGAATTTCCCATTCATTCTCAAGTATCGCCAACGACGTTTAGGAATGCTGGACCCGCGTGGAAACTGCATCAGCCGACTCTCGGAAAATTCACATACGATGTAAGGGTATTGAAAAGACATCATACGTTCTAGTTCTGCCTCGAACTGTACCCTCTTCTTANCGAGGTTGAGNGCAAGCTCNGCAGTAGTCGCCTTCCTTTCGATTATCAAGAAGTCTTCCCTGCCTTCTATTGTATAATCGCCCGTCTTTAGCCCTTTCGAAAGCGTACCTACACAGCTATCGTAGATGTCGAAATTCCATCCATTCTTCTCTCTTGTATCTTGTATGACAACAAACTTAGACATCCTTCTCTACCAGCTTTATCTTAGTTATNCTATAGTTTTCTTTTATTAGTGACGCCGCCTTTAGATAAGTGGACAGTTTTGCTTTCTTGTCACCTTTTAGGCTTTTAGCCCTACGGTCTGATCTTATTAGTTCGTATAAGACATCTGCCACAACTGAACAGTCTTCGTCTGGATCTGCGGCGTTAAGCTTTATGGTAATTTCATCCTTTACGTAGTGAGTTAATCCAAGTTCTTTTAACTCATCCTTTACCTTGCTTATGTCTATGTACACCCTGTATTGGTTCATCTAAATCGGACCGTTTCTTTTGTTCAGCACATTCTGGACAACACCACATGGGTTCCTTGTGAGGTCTTGCGTAATGTAGAATCCTTATCTCGGTGTCCATAATAGTATATAGCTTAGAGCTATCACTTTTCATTAAAAAATACACATCATCCAAATCTTTTTTGTAAGCTTCTCTTGATCTACTAATATCCGTTCTTAACAAATAGTTCTGTACTGTTATAGAAACAACCGACAACAGAAGCATAACTATTACCCACTTTGAATCCTTCATCTCTTCCTCCTTAGTCTTTAAGGGCGCTTATATCGTAATCTATCATTCGAGAAACTAGTTGTTCGAAAGAAACTTCAGGCTCCCACCCCAGTACCGTCTTGGCCTTGTTGGGGTCACCCTTTAGATAGGGAACTTCTGAAGGTCGCATGAATCTTGGATCTTGAACGACAAAATCTGAATAGTCTTGTATTCCAATACTGTCAAAAGCCGCCACCAAAAAGTCCCTGACTGAATGAGTCTTCCCCGTAGCAATAACATAATCATCAGGAGCATCCTGCTGGACTATAAGCCACATGGCCCGCACGTAGTCCTCCGCATGCCCCCAATCCCGCTTCGCATCCAGATTTCCTAAATGTAGCTTGGGAGCGGACTCTCTATCTCCATCGCTTGAAAAATGATGGTTCAGCCTAGCAATGTACTTGGTGATCTTTTTAGTAACAAATCTTCCCCCTCTTCTCTCACTTTCGTGATTGAATAAGATTCCACAGCTTGCGTGTAGCCCGTAGGACTGCCTATACAACCTAGTCGCATGATGAGCAGCCAACTTAGCTATCGCATAAGGCGACTGAGGATTGAACAGTGTATTTTCATCCTGAAACAGATCGCCGTCCCTTTCTGAAATAGCGTCCCCAAACATTTCACTGGAAGAAGCCTGATAGAATCTCGTGTGAGGACTATGCTCCCTTAAGACCTCAAGAATATT